CTATGGCAGTTCCGCGCGTTGATCAGGTGGCCTCGCACCCTCCGCCGGCTTGAAGCGAGCCCAGGCGGCAGCCTCAAGCTCGATTGCGCGCCTACCCCAATCAGACTGGTCAAGCACACGTTCGATCTCGTCAGCGCGGTCTAGCCGTATGCAAAACTGCTCTGGGTCCGGAGGGTCGCGACGCTCGACAGGGTTAGGAAAAAGCTCGGCCAACAGCAACATTTGCATCTCGATCTGAAAGTCCCCAACCCAGGCCGAGAGCCTGCCCATTTCGTAGAGTTCGATCTGCATCCGGGCACGATATCTGGCCAAGTCGGCTGCGGATGGGGGCGACCACTGATCCAAGAACTCGTCCATCGGCATGGCATTAACCAATATGTCTGGTCCGCCGAAGATGATCTTCTGATGACTGTCGAGCCCCATGCCGATCGCCCTGCGGAAGACGCTCAGCCGCGGGTCTACCACGTGCCACTGCTCAATCATCGTGACAACGCTGATCAACCCAAGAGTCGCCTGCGAACGTAAGCGCGAGTACTCTGGATACCGTTGGCTCGGCGGTCGAGGCTTTACCAGGCCCCCCTGCATATTGGTGGCAAATAGCAGCTGCAGGTCCAATACGCTGATGTAGTTCGTGAATTGCATGACTGCATCTTGTGCAGCCGAGCAGGTCCCTATTACCTTCTCGTAGATCTGCACTTTAAGCTTCAGCGACTCGTTTCGTCGGTTTTGCTCGATTGCATTCTTCGACTGCCGAGCGAGTTGATAGAAGATAACGGCAAAGCCCGACATTGCGGCCACTAAAGTGGCCCCACCTGTAATTGTTGCTGACTTGATCGGGTCAGGCAGAGCTATCCACCACTCGAGCATGCTTTACGCCCCTTCTTGACGGAATGCTCGCTGACGTTTGGGCGCCGAGCAACTCGAAAGTGATCGTTTCACCGCACCACCCTCAAACCGCCCTGCCCCATGCCCGCCGAACGACGAGCCGCCGGCGCGGAAGGTGCCGGCGGCTGCAGCTTCTCCCACCTGATCAGCACGTGGTCCGATTGGCACTCCGGGCACTTCAAGTGCCGCGGCAACTTCGAGAGCGGGAAATCGTAGGGCAGCACCATCAGCAGCGAGTGCACGTCGACCACGAACTCGCCGGGGCAGGCCTTTGCCGGCTTGAGTGATGCGCGGCGCCGGTCACACGTCAGCCAGCCTCCCCAGCTCCCCAGGCGCGCATCCGAAAGGGTCGCCCATTGCTCGAAGGGCGGCTCGAGCGGTTCAACGGAACACCCCTCTCCCATCGCCGCCAGCGCGCACGGCGGGTTGCCGTCCGCGGCCACCAGACGCGCGATCTCGCCTAACGGGCGATCTCCGTAGCGGGTGTTCAGCTTGGATGTCCTCACCGATACGTGGCGCTTGCACCGTCGGCAGAGGATGTCGAGTTCCCTCGGCGTGTAAGCCGAGAGCTGCAGGTTTGCGATATCGTCCACGGCTTCAGTCGGCGGCGCGTTCCTTCATGGCGTAGACCGGCATTCTGTCCGACCGCTCCTGAGGCAACTCGCGCAGCGCGTTCTCAACCACCCCAGGGCGAAAGCCGGTAGTCATGGCGATGTCGTGCGCCGTGAAGAATGGGCACCGCCGCTTTAGCGACCTGATCTGATCGGACGGGCTGACTGAGGTGGTCATATCGGGCTCCTTTACGTCGGAAGCCACCAGTCATATACCCGTGAACGAAATGAGAACAAGCCACGAGGGATGGTGTCCCGTGGACATCGAACAACACAACCGTTTCGAATGGGCGCAGGTGGCCGCCAAGCCCGGCCAGGATCCGCACAAGCGGCGGTTGGGGGCCGAACTGCCCTCCCCTACCGGCGACACCGTCAGCGGCCACCTGGTAGAGGCTGGCTCGTTCAGCCGTAACGCCGCCGAATGGAACTGGTCAGTCGGCATCTACCGCGCCTGGGGCGTGTGTTTCATCCGCAGCGGCTATGCCGAGACCAGCCAGGAGGCCGCGGACCTGGCGAATGCGGCGGTGCCGGCGGTTGTTGCCGAAGCAGCCGCGCACGATGAGCGCGAGGCGGCGCTCGACGTCATCCTCGATGCGGCGCGACGTCCGGAATGGGCCATCCCCTCGCTGCCGATCGCCGGCCGCGACGAGCAGTTCCTTCGCCGCCTCCAGTGGCGGGTGGGGCAAGGCGCCAAGAACGCCATGGGCGGGCTGATCTGGCCTGGCTACATTGCCTTGGCCGCCGCCCTCAGGACGCATCTCAACTAGTCTTCGAGCTTTGCCCTCAGTCTCGCCTGCACCGGCGCCGGCAGGTCGAGCTTGGCGAGGATGTCCCTGATCAGTTCCTGCTCGGTCATCGGGTGCTCGCCCGTGACCAGGCTGCGGCTGCGCTCGATCGCTGCGCCGACCGTCTCGCGGACGCTCGGCGCAGCCGGCTTGTGAGGCACCTTTGGCCGCCGCATCAGTAGGTCTGCTTCGAGCGGTTGTAGACCTCGATAGCTTCGGGGCCATCAAGCACCTCGAGCAACTCATCGAGCAGGTTGTCTCGGGTCATGCCGCTGTCGGGCGGGGTGGCGCGCTGCACCACCGAGATGGCTTTGACCAGCACGCCCTCGGCGTCGGCGATCGGTCGAGGGTTCAGTCGTGGAAACTGGTAAATCTGGGCCATGGACTGCTCCTACGCGGCGCGGACTCAATCCGCCGGATGAAGCCCGGTTCCAGCAAAACGAATCAGTGATCGTGAGTCGACTCGGATTCCTTCCGCGTCCGCACTAAATTGCCGGCATGCTGCTCGAACGCCCCGCAATCCGCTACATTCCGCCCATGAAGCCGCGTCTGGTCGCGACCGCGCCGAGCGGCGACGGCTGGCTGCACGAGGTGAAGTTCGACGGCTATCGCACGCAGCTTCATGTCGAAGCCGGTATCGCCAGGGCGTTCAGCAGCTCGGGCGCCAACTGGAGCAGCAAGTATCCTCAGATCGTCTCGGCAACGGCGCTTTTAGGGTGTACCTCTGCCATCCTTGACGGCGAGGTCTATCTGCCGGACGCCAACGGAGCCGCCGATTTTTCGGGCTTACCAACGGCCATCCGCTGGCGGCCGCAGGAATTGATCTTCGTCGCATTCGACCTGCTGCACCTCGATGGCGAGGATCTGCGCAGCCGGCCGATCGAACGCCGGCGCGCGCTGCTCGCTGACCTCCTGCAGAGCGCGCCGGCATCCTGCCTTGCCTTCAGCCAGGAACTCGAAGCGGACGGGCCCGAGGCCTTCGCGGCTATAGACGCCATGGGCCTCGAGGGCATCGTCTCGAAGAAGCGTGGTAGCCGCTACAAGAGCGGCGAGGCTGACACCTGGCTGAAGACCAAGACCTTCACCGAGGGCGAGTTCGAGGTGATCGGCGCCGACCTGTCGCCTAGCGGCGCGCCGGTGGCGATCCTTGCCCGCCGCGACGAGCATGGGCTGCACTATGTGGGAGATGCCTTCATCACGCTGAAGGCGGCGGACCGCGAGGACTTCTGGGCCTATGTCGAGGCCAACACGGTCGATGCTCCCGTGCTGCCGCTCAAGCGGCGCGGCACGTGGCTGCGGCCGGGCTTGGCGGCCACCGTGCGACATCTGCGCGGTGAGGGTACGTTGCGGCATGGCACGCTGAAGGGCCTGCGCCATGTCGGATGATCTGCCGAAGCCCGGCATGCCCAAGGTCGAGTACCCCGAGCCAGGCATTCAGCGCTGGAGCTTCGCCAGCACCGACCCGGCCGAGCGCCGCAAGGAATACCGCTATTGGCTCGGCTGGTTCGGCATTGAGGAGGATGTCGAGCCTTTCGAGCAGAACGACCAGCATTGGCTGGTGCGCGGACCGACGCTGTAGTTCAGCCGCCGCGCCTCGCCGGCGCCGGCGGCGTTCCCGCGGCGGCCTGCGCCACAAGCAACTGGTCGATCCGCCCGGTCAAGCCGCCGATCGAGTCACGCAGTTGGCCGGCGATGTCCCTCACCGCAGTCTCAACACGGCCGATGCCGGTGTTGACGCCTTCCTTGGTGGCGTAGGTCTCGCCGACGTGCTGTCGAAAGTCGGCAAGCTCCTTGCGCAGCGCATCCTCGACAATCTTGGCGCGCTCTTTTTCCAGCTGGGCCGTAGTGTCCCGCTCCTTGAGCGCCTTCTCCAGTTCGGCAATCTGCTGATCGAACGACGCCTCCATCTCGGCCAGGGATTTCGCAGCATCGCGCTTGATACCCTCGACCAGGCGCCAGACCCAAAACAGGAACCCGGCGACGATCGTGCCGGCCGCGAGGATCAGGCTCACCACCCAGATTAGGACTTCCCAGGAGACGACGCCGCTCATCGTGCACGCTGCAAATTTGCGACATCGAGCCGCCGCGACAGATCTTCGTAGAACGCCACCAGGTCGCCGAGCCGCACCCCGCACTTCACCAGCGCTGCGCGGTCGCGCGCCCAAAGTCCCTCGACCTGCGCCTGGTTCAGCTCGACCTCGGGCATCAGCACCGGCCGCTCGCAGCCCGTCAGCTTCGCCGGCAGTGGTGGCAGGTGGATCGAGGCCCTAGCGGATGGTGTTGAGGCGGCGCACGCTGCCAGCACTGAGACACTGGCCGCCAGCATCAGGATCCTGAGCGGCCAGCAGATCATTCGCCTTGACGTAGTCATCGAGCTGCAGCTCCTTTTTGATGAGTTCATCGGCGCGCTCGACGAGCTGCTTGTTAGCAGCGTCGATCGCGTTGCGGTTGGCGGTTTCCTGCTTTCGCTGCTCGGCCTCGCAGGCGGCTTCGGCGACCGCGAAACCCTCGCGATAGCCCTCGGCACGGATGTGGGCATAGGCCGCCCACCCGGCGGCGAGCAGCACGCCGAACAGCAGCCCATAGCCCCAGAGCGGGAGGCGCATCAGCCAAGCCCCTCGAGGCAGAGCTTGCGCTCGGCTTCGCGGCGATTGGTCAGCCCCTTCACCACGCGGCCGGCGGCGCGGTTCCAGCGCAGCAGCTGGTCGCAGGCCTCAGCGAGCCGGCCCTGATTGGCCAGCCGCACCAGTGTCGAGCCGCACGCCGCCCCAAGCCCAACATTGTAGGTCCAGCTGAGGAGGGCGGCCCCGGTCTTCGTTGAGGTCGGGTAGACCAGGCAACGGTCGAGCCCCACCTTGAACTCGCTGAGGCTCGCGTAGAGCTTCTTGTCGCACTCGGCCGGCGTTGCGACATCCCCGGGCTTCACGCCGCGCGTCTCGCCATCGCAGATCGTCCACACGCCGACGATGTCCTGGTAGGCGCGTAGCTCGCGCCCCTCCCACGGCTGCAGGAACGTGCCCGCGAGCAGGATCATGGCAGCTGCGGCAGCGCCGGCGACGCCGCCCTTGGTCGAGTTCTTCATCAGGGTTCTCCATCTTCCCATTCAGGTTCGGTCGAGGCGCTGGCCAGAGAGCGCTGAGCGACGAAGCGCGCGACGAAGGCGGCAACGGTCACCAGCAGCGTCAGGATGGCGAACAGGCCTGCGGGGATCGGCAGGTCGAGCAGCGGCAGCGCCGCCTCCCCGCCGCTCAGCAGCGCGGCAAGGATCATCAGGCGGACGCTCCAGGCGTGCTTAAGCACCCGGCGCCAGTCGGCGATCGGTTTCATGGAATTCTCCGGTTCACGAAGGGACGGCGTTTGCGCTAGATTTCACCCGAGAGGTGAGGAGCGGCATGGCCGAAGTTCACGACTTCCAGGCACTCAGGCGAGCCCGGCAACAGCGCGAGCAGCTCGATCGGCTGAGCAAATACATCGCAGACGGCGAAAGCGACCCGACCGTGCTCGGCCTCGATCGCATTGAGAAAAACCAGCTATTGGGCATGCGCTGGCACGTGCAGCAGTTAATGGCGGCGGAGCGCCCCACGCCACCGGTCCTCGTGCAACTTTATGAAGCGATCGACGACGCCGTACAGGCGGAAATCAAGCGTCTCACTGCTCTGTGGGCAAAATGATCCGCGGGTGATCCAGGACGCCTGGCGCGCCGGTCACCCCGAAGGCGCCGGACTTCGACCAGTTGCTGCGCACCAACGGCATGTACTCGACCAGTCGATCACGGCGCACCATCAACGGCGAGAAGCCTTTCGCCAGCGCAGCGATATCATCGGCAGACAGATCGATGTCCCAGATCGCCACCTCGGCGATGCGCATAGTGGTGGCTGGTTCGTTCGAGCCATCGGTCTGGATGCCGATGCTGGTCGCGTTGAGGCTCGAGGGCGAAAGATTGGTTGTATTCAGTCCTCCAGGGGCCCCGTTGAGATAGACTTGGCGGTTGGCCGAAGAGCGCCAAACGCCGACATGATGGTTCCACTTGTTGTGGTCGGCGGCTGAGATGGTGATCTGAGATCGGTCGCTGCTGGTGGTTCGCGAGTAGCAGCTGACGATCGGCGTTCCGGAATCGCCCACGGCAATGTTGTGGCGATGGTCGCCGCTGCTCGACCGACCGATCTGCACTCCGCATTGGAATGCACCACCCCAACCTGTCATGAACCACCACATCTGGATGGTGAAAGGCGGCGCCGAGACGACCGACGCCGGTCTGGAAAAGTAGTTTCCAGAGGAAAAGGTCCCGCGTGCCATCAGGTCTGCCTCAGCACAACCTGGCGCAGTTCGGCGTCGCCAGCAGCTGTATCATTCGCCACATCTCGCCTGATGCGCAGCCTGAAAGCGGCCCCTGCGGTGAGGCCGTCGATCTCGCTGTGTGTGAAGGTAACGGTTTGCTTGAGAAGTTGGCCCGATGTGCCCGGCACCGTAGCGGCGGTGATTGTCTTTGCCGCCGCGAACCCATCGGAGTCCATATCCTGCGACGCGAGGCTCTCGAAGGCTACGTCCCAGCCCAGAGTTCCGCTTGTGGCGCTGGCGAGCGCGGCAAGCACTTCGACGGTGAAGCCGCTGCTGTTGTCATAGGACTCCGGGACGACGCCGGAGAAGATCGCCGTCTCCTGGGTCGTGGTGTCGAAATCGAGAACAGGGTGGTTGTTCCTGCTGTCGAGGGTTGCGTAGTTCGACGCTGGCGGCTCGTTTGCCAATGCGCTGAAGCACATCGAGAACTTTACCAGGGCGCTTAGCAACGCAGCAGGAGCCTGCTTCGACGCACCCCCTTGCGTAATGAGGAACGCCGCGCCCGTGAGATTGCTTGCTGCGGTGAGCTCGGAAACCTTCTTGTCCGTCATTCATCGTACCCCAAGAGGATTCTGCTGCCGTCTTCCAGCAGCAGGTAGCTGTCGTCTTCGTTCAGCAGGAAGCCGTAGATCTCGCTTTCGGCGTACGGGATCGTGGTAATCTGCGCTGTCAGTTCGCGCCCGGGAGCAATGTCCCAGATCAGCACCTCTCGCGCCTCTTGCCCGTGGGCGCCGGTGACGACCAGCACGCCCGGCACGAGCAAGTCGCCGCTCCCGTCCGCCGGCATCACGAAGGGCGTCGAAAACGTCACCGCGCTCAAATCGGTATCGTCGCCCGTCACCATCTCAACTCTGACCGAGCCATCCATCAGGCGCATCGCCACGGCCCGCTGAGCCCCATCGGCGTCGGCTTGGGTAAAATCCCGCTCCTCGTCGAACAGCAGCCCCGTCACCAGCCCGCCACCCGTGGCAATGGCCTTCACCCGCCCGCGACCGCCCATCTGCCCGAGGATATCGGTTTCGAGCAGCACCAGGTCGCCAAGGCCATACTCGAGATGCTCGATATCGACCGAGAAGGTGATGAGCCGCGAGCGCCAGCGTGCAAAGCGCATATCGCGCTGCGCCCGACGCCGCACCAGCGTTTCACTTGTCAGCCCCTGATAGGTGACGCTCTCGAACCTCGTCGCTTCGAGCAGGCCGCCGGAGCCATCCGCATTGTACCCATCGGCGTAGACGATCACCTCGCGCACTTCATAGTCGGCGTCCTCATCGCTGAGGTTCACCCGCAGTGCGTGCGGCAGCCGGCCGAAGGGCTTCTGGAAAGCAAAACCGGCAGCGTTGCGCTGCGAGATCAGGTGCACCGGCTCGCGGGGCCGATCTATCACTACGCCATGCACCGCCCCATACTTGGGACGCGCCATGCCGGATTGAGCGATGAGCGACAGCACTTCGTTCACCGGCTGGCCGGAGAGGATGGCATTCACCTCCCACCCTTCGGCGACGCACCACTCGTGCCAGTCCTGCAACATTTCCATGTCGATCAGGCTGTCGGGCACCGGCTCGGCGTTCAGCTCACCACGCAGCACATCGCGATAGTGGCTCGCTGGGTTGCTGCTCACCTGGTCGGCGACCCAAGTGGCACCGTTCCAGTCCGCGACGAAGCCGGACGCGAGGCACGTAACCTGCTCGAGCGCGCGGTTGCGGGCGCGCACGGCAATCAAGGCTGTCGGCTGATTGGTGAGGTCGAAAGGGTATTCATCCCAGATCGACTGAATTGCCGGCACGCTGAGCGAGTCGACGAAATTGCTTTGCACGTTGGGCACACGGGTCTCGCCCGAACTAAACGTCGTGCCCATGAAGTCGTAGAGGGTGATGCCATTGGCGCTGACAGTGTGCAGCACCGACGAGTTCAGGGAGACGTCCGCGTTGGCGGCCGAATACCCCCGGATCACCTCGACCTCGTAAGCGGCTGCCTGGGGGAAGGTGTCGGTGTTGAGATAGACCTTGACCTGCTGCCGATCGATCCAGTCGATTTTGTTGCTGGCGAAGTAGCTATCAGCCGCCCAATAGGTCACAGCGCCCGTGTTGTTCTGCACGGCCTGAAACATCGCGTACCAGCCGCCGTAGGTGGTGGCGAATGGCGTGACTGACCCAGGCATCGATCCCGGCGTCAACCAGCACAGTTCGACGAACACGCGCAGGGCGCCGCTCTGCTTTTCGCCGCGAAGCAAGAATTCAGGCAAATTGTACCAGGTAGAGGTGCCCTTCGCTCGCATCCGAAGCCGCACTGCTGTGACTGCAGCTTGCGTCAGTCCTGTCGAAGGGTTGGTGTGGAGCATCCCCTGATCGAACGTCAGGAAGAGCCTGGCGCGATCGGGGCCAATTTTGGTTTCCACCCGATGCCAAAGCGGCTCATAGGGCACGACAGTCGTGTCGACCGCATTGGTGTCACTTGTCGACGACTTCATGCGGAATTGGCTCAGCTTCAGGCCAACCGCGATCTCGACCCGGGTATCGGTGACGAGGGTCAGATCTGCGTCGCCTGCAAAGCCCTGCCGAACCTCATACTCGAAATCATCTGCGCCATTGATATCGGCGGTGCCGACCTTGATATCCTCGATCTGGTGCGGGCCGGCCAGACCGTAGACCGCGGTCACCAGTTGGTCGTCACCATCGATCTCGCTGAACGGCGGTGCAACCATCTGCGGCGTCACCTTGCGGGTGCCGATCACCCGCTGCAGGTAGGCGCCCGGCTCGAAACTGTTCTGCGCCGAGGCGACGCCGATTTCCTTGCTCGAGCTACCGTCCTGCTGCGGCGGCGCGTTGAGGCCCTGCAACAACAGCGATGCGGCCAGCGACAGGCCGCCGGCCACCAGGTTGGCGCCGACCGAACCGGCCGCGAAGGCGCTGCCGAGAAACGGCAGCCCCGCCGCGCCGACGAACACCGAGGCGCCGACCAGGGCAAGCACCGCCAGCGTGCCGAGAATGCCGTTCTTGCCGCCATGCACCGGCAGCACGATCGTCACGAACGCATCCCGCTTCGGCAGCACCCGGTGATAGAGCGCCGGATCGATGATCACCCCACCCAGCTTCGCGCGCAGGTGCGGCCGCAACGCTTCGTTATCCAGCGGCACCAGGGCGATCAGGTCCGCCAGCGTTGCGCGCTCCGGCCGGGGCACCTCGCGCGGCGGCCCGGCAATACCGAGCACCGGGTCGACGAAAGCGCGCGCCACCCTGCTCATGCCAGCACCACCGGGCGGAAGATGCCGCGAACCCGGTTGGCCAGCTCGGCAGCTGCACGCGCCTTCGCTGTGGATCGGAACATCCGCACCCGCACGCCTCCCACCTCTTCGATATCGATCAACTTGCCCGCCTCGATCACGCATCCCACATGGATCGGCGCTGCTATCGTGGCGCGACCCTCGCCGAGCAGCCCGGTCATCAGCACCGCGTCGAGCGGCCGTTCCTCGCCCGGTTCGACCCGTACCCAGCCACCGGCCGTCGCCTCGCGGGTCGCCGTCCGCGCGATGCGCAATGGATCCTCGTGCCCGGCAAACTCGGCGAGCCAGATGCCGCGCGCCTCGCCGACGATCAGCCGATACAGCCCCCAGCAATCCACGGCCGGCCGCTCTCGCCCGCCCCTGAGGAAGGCAAGCCGCAGATAGCTTGCAGCCGCAATCACAGCCTGAACGCCGCCTTGAACACCGACGCCCGGACCCAGTGCCGCGGCCACGGCTCCACGGTGAGTGAGGGCCTGGTGAGCGTCCCCTCCACCACCAGCGCGTCACCCTTCACCTCGGCGAGTTCGAGCATCCGGTGCGGTCCGCCGACGATGTCGCCCGTGTCGCTCATCAGCACCACGGTGATGGTGAGTTGCAGCGGGTCGGTGATGGCATCGATCACGGCGCCGATCGCCTGGTCGACGTTCGGCACTCGGATGCTGCCGCGAGGCTGCTCATCGCTCTGACCCGGCGGCGTGACCTCGATCGGTACCGAGAGATAGGTTCCGGCCAGCGCGGCCACGTTGCCGTTGGCGTCGATCAGGTCCAAGCCATAGGTGATGTCCTCGCCGGCGTCGGTCAGCAGGATCGGGCTCGCCAGGTCGGCGTGCTCGATCGTCAGCAGCGTGGCGAAGACCTCGCCGGTTTCAGCGGGGTATGCTGCGTCACGGAACGCCTGGCTGGGCATCAGAGCTTCGCCAGGGTCACGTTAAGGTGCCACTGGCTGGGCGACAGCGCGGTCAGGCTGTACGGCGAGCCAGGGTCGAACCGGAACGACGCCGTTCCATCCACCACGTCGTTGTAGGAAAAGCTCAGTGCACCATCCTTAAGTTCGTCCTGAAAGAACGAAACGAACGACTGTCGCTGATCCTCGGTGAGCAGGAACGTGCCCGTGTAAAGCTGCGTCCGGGCCGTCGTGCGCCGCCGCACCTTGCCCGGCCCCACCTCGGTGCCAAACGCAATCACATTCGGCTTGGGCTGGATCTGGAAGCCGGCGACCAGCGGCGCCACCGGTAGGTCATTTGGCCAATACGGCATCAGGTTCTCCGCACACCAGGCGACACACCGAAGTTGCGATATTTGCCTTGCGCCATGTTGCCCTCGACGCGGCGCACCGCTTCGTTGACGAACAGCTCAATGGTTCCGTCCGGCCTCGTCTCGGTGCGCACCGCGTCAGGCGCGCCGAAGTTGTTGACGACGACCTTCGGACCGGTGCCACCGTTCAGCGTCACCGGGATAGTGCGGCCATCCGGCAACGGCACCGCCGCCTCGGGCCCGGCATCGCCAAAGATCGCCGGCCGATCGGTAATGCCGCCATTGGCGAACAGCCCGAGGCCATAGTCCAACCCAAGCTTTGGCGCCGTCTTGAACAACCCGCCGCCGCCGAGCAAACCGCCGAACAGCCCATTGAGGCCGCTCCTGACGAGGGATAGACCGGCGCTCATCAGCTCCTTCGACAGCGCTTTGAGGGCATCACCGCCGCTCAACGCCGCTTCCGCGACATTCATCAGACCATCGGTCAGCCCCTCGGCGAGCGAAGCCGTGAATTCTTCCGTGGGACTGATGGCATTGGAAATGCTGGTGGACACGCTTTCCATGCCTAGGCTCATCGGGCCGGTCGCGCCCGCAGTGCCCGCCAGCGCCCCGGACAAGCCGTTGTAGCTGTTGCTCAGGTCGTCGACATGAACCGGGTCGAAGATCAACCCGAGCCCTGCATCGCCCATAAAGCTGCCGGTCGCGGCCGGCGCACGGCTGGCCGGCACCGGGCTGCCGATGCGTCCACTCGTCCCGAAGCCGAACAAGTTGCCGATGTCGGAGAACCGCGCGCCGCCTCCCAAGCCGTTGGTGGCGCCGACACCGCCGCCCATCAGGGCGTTGTGGATGCCGCCGGCGCCATACTCGATACCGAGCGCCGGATCCGTGAGCGTCGATGTCTGCTCATTTTGAAGTTCAGTGCGCAGCCTGCTGTAACGATCGAGGGCGGTCTCGAACGCACCGGACAGGTCGCCGGACAGCAACGCCTTCAAGCTGGCGGCGCCGTCCGCGAGAAAGCCAGCAAACTGCGCTGCAATGTTCGCGGCATCGACGAGAAGCGGGGCCAGCTCCACCAGGGCGACCTTGAGCTTCAGGTCGATGATCTCGGTGGCGACGTCGAACTTGTCGCCCAATTCGTCGGCACGTGCGATGAGGTCCCGATCGACGATCAGGCCCATCTCCCGGGCCTTGTTCATCATCTCGTCGATGCGCTGCGAACCCTGCTCGAGAACCGCAACGAGCTTGATGCCTTCGCCGCCGAACGCCGCCGTTGCAATGGCGGCCTGTCGCGACGCATCGGTCTCGGCGGCAACGGCATCCGCCACAAGCCGAATGCGATCGGCCTGGTTGGTCGAAAGCTGAATGGCCTTCAGCAGCTCGGGGTTGAGCGCCTGCAGGGTGGAAACAAGCTTGCCCTTGCCCTCGGCCGCCAGGCCCGTATTCTTGTTGAACGTGTTGAGTGCGCCACTCAACGCGTCGATGTCGACGCCCGCCAACCGGGCCTGCTGAGCCAGCCCCTGGAAGAATTCTGGGTCGAGACCGGCCGCGCGCGACTTGTCGGCAATATCCCCGAACTTCTGCAGGGCGGCGTTCGTACCGTTAATTGCCGACGTGACGCTGATCAGCCCCGCGGCGGCAGTCAGGGCACCCTTCGCGAACTCAGTCGCGAAGCCCTTCATCGACGTTTTGGCCTTCTTCATCCCAGTTTCGAGCTGGGCGGTGTCGAGCCCTAGGGTGACCCTGAGCGCACCGATGACGGCGTTTGTCACGTCACTGCCTCGTATTGGTTGGTGGCATGGCGAACAGCAGCGCCGCCTTGATTTCCTGCCACGGTTTGCGTGGCTTGGGACCGATTGGCACCAGCAGCGCCTCGAGCCGCGGCGGGTTCTTCATGTTGGGGATTGCCGCTGTCCAGTAGGCCTGCGTCATCCGCTCGTTGTGCTCGCGCCGCAGTCGATCGCCGGCCGCTTCGAAGTGCAGTTTCAGGCGACGCGGCGTGAGCGACCAGAACAGCGCCTCCGAGTAGCCGAGCGCGAGGAAATCCCTCAGGAGCTTCGGCCAGTCCCATCCGGACTGGCCTGCTGAGGGTTTCCCTCGGTGCTGCCGGCAGGTATCGCCCGACGAACCGCTTCGCCGAGTTTGGCCCCGAGCGTCGCCAGCCCCCCATCGGGGACGATCCTGCCCGCCTCCTTCACCGTAATCTCCGGGTGATGGTCGACGAGCAGTCCCCACAGCAACAGGCGCATCGTCGGATAGTCCGGCTCAGCCGAGATGACGCGCACCAGCACGGCATTGATGTCCTCGCCGGCGGCCTCCTGGATCTCGATGATCGCATTGAGGCTGAAGCAGAGCGTGTAGGACTTGCCCCCAGCGACGAGCGAGACTTCGTCCTTGGCAACGTTCGCCATCGGTTACGCCCAGGTCGGCTCGCCGCTCGGCGTGAACTCGCACGAGCCAGTCATCTTACCGTCCGGCGTCATGCCGCCCGGGCTGAAATCGGACATGCCGGCCTTGGTGATCACCGAGCTGCCGTCCGGGAACTCGAACTTCCAGAACTTCATCGGGTCGGTGGCGGCGGTCTTGATGTCCGCGGTGTTCGCCACAATCCAGTTGAACTCGACGGTGAAGGCCTTCTGCTCCTTCACCGCGCTCATGATGTTCTCAGCCCAGCCGTTCGGGCTCGCCATGTGCGTGGCGCTGATGGGGGCACGGGTGAACCCCGGCGCCGTGGCGTTGGTGATCTCCAGCCCCCAGTCGGAATAGGGGTCGGCGATCAGGGCGCCGCCCTGCTTCAACACCACGCCAAAGGCGACATCGGCTTCTGTCTCAGCCATTGTAGTTCTCCTGTCCTCAGGGTTATGCGGCGCGCGTGACGCCGGGGGTCTGGATGTCGATGGTCAGAACCGATGCCGATTTCGCGACGCCGATCTGCACGTAGTCATCGCCGACCTGCACGTCGGCGATGAGCGCGATACCGCCCGGCGTGTCGGGGCTGAGGAAGTACGGCAGACCGGGCGTCAGCGTGGCGCCGATGGTGATGTCGCCATCGGTCTGGATCGTGCCGGGCTGGCCGGCCGAACCGGCGTTGAGGGCGATGCCGACCGGCATGCGAACCGCCGCCGTGGCCGAGTCCGCATCCGCCAGTTTCAACCTGCTGTCGGCGGCGTCCTGATAGACCACCTGGCCTTGGGTGACTGCAGCGCCGAAATCGGCGTTACGCGTGCGAGCATCTGCGCCGCGAAGCACATTCGCGGCGGTAATCGAGATTGCGGCCACGGCGGCCTCCTATTTTGGGGTTATGCCGCTCGCGACCAGAGGTCGAAGTCGAGCGACGTGGTGTGGTACTCAACGCTGTCGGGCTTCTCGAACCGCATGCCGCGATCGCTGCGCAGCGAGATCAGCCGGAACTCGGTATCACCGACCACCCCGCGATACGGGTGCAGCAGCCCGCCGACGCCGTGCGCGCCGAGCAGGATGTGCCGCACCGCGATCACCGAACTGTAATCGGTGCCACGCACATCGAGCTGCATCAGCGTGTTGCTGAGCCCGTCGCTGCCCTGCATGTGCAGGCCGGTGCTGCCATCGATCCTGGTGTAGCGCAGGCACGGGCCGCCGGTGGCCTGAGCGTACTGTGTGGGCGTGATCCGCTCTGCTGGCACCCACAGGGTCAGCGGCGCATGGCTTGCGAGCAGCGCAAAGAAATCCGCTTCCATCACGCCCCCTTGGCGGCTTTGGCCGCCCGTCGCTTGGCGATGCGGGCGGCTGTCTTCTCGATCTCCGGACCGAGCTCGGCGGCGACGATGTCGATTGCTTCCATCTTGTGCTGGTCGAAGGCCGGCCGGATGTGCGGCTGCGGCCCGTGGTTCACGTTGCCGAATTCCTGCTGCAGGCCTGCCGGGTCATTGGTGCCCATGTAGACGGTCACCAGAGCCTTGCCCTGGTCCTTGCGGGCCAGCGCCGCCTGGCGCTTGTTGAGCTTCGTACCGACCCCGTAGGACCCGGTGAGGTCGTTGCCACCGGTGTCCGGATCATCCGGCGCCAGGGCATTGGCCGTCTCGGCCATCGGCTGCAGTGCCTTGAGCCCGATGCGTCGCAACACTGCCTTGCCCGCCGCCTTGCCATACTCGGCTGCGAGGGCGCCCAGCGCCGCATCCAGTTCGCTCAGCCCCTCGACCTTGACGGTGGTTTTCATGGTGCCGCGGCTACAGCCCGAGGAGTTTCAGCACGCCGAGCCAGAATAGCACGGCGACGATGATCAGCAGCGGGATACCCCACGCCGAGGGGATGCGTTCAAGCAGCGCCACGAACCAACCCCAGAGCCTGTTCATTGCCTGAGCAGATAGGGCTTGTGGTTGTAGAACACCGTGCCGGGCGCCACGCGCACCCGGCCGGCATCGATCTTCACCGCCTCGAGGTAGGCCAGGTAGCAGGCGCTTTGGCAGCGGCCCTTGAACAGCAGCGTCTTGCCCTGCAGCAGCATGGCCCGGGCGTAGCCTTCCCACACCCAGACCTCGCCACCGGGCCCGGTGAAGGTGCAAACCTTCCGGCCCTCGCACGACGGCGGGTAGTAGCCCTTGCGCGCCAGCAGGTCCGCGCGGGACATCTGATCTTCGGCTTTCGTGTCCGGCAGTTGCCGCACCACGATATTGGAGGCGCCGAGCGCCGGAACCGTCAGCAGAGATACGAGTGCGCAGGCGAGCAATCGCCTACCGCGGCGGTTAGCCATGGCCAGAGGTCCAATCCTGTCAGTGGTTCAGGCGGTGACTGTGCCGCCGCCGGCGGCGGCGATCACGTGGCAGGGCAACGGGAAATTGCCATGCCTAAAGAACGATACCGGCTTGCTGGGCTGTCCAAAGCTCAGCAAGAGCCAAGTCCGAAGGCCCCAGCACCGAGGGGAACACGAGAGCCGAGTAGATGCGGCCGCCAAAGGGATTGTTTCCCCCGCTCGACACCGCACCGAGCGTCACATCGCCGCCCGTGTTGTCTGAAACGCCCGCCGTAAGCCACGATGTATTGGATGCTTCCTGCACACCGTTGGCCCGGTTGATGGCATCCGTGTTTGTATAGTCGCCGATACCGGTGGCTACGATGTCCACGTTGGCGTGCGCCAAGCCGTTCGCAAAGTTGGAACCGTCTGCGTCAGTTCTGCGCCCCAGCACCTGGAGCAACCCGGTCGCAGCAGTAAAGGATATGTTAGCTCGGCTCATCCCGGCACCAGTTAGAACAGCGACCGGTGATCGCGTTGCGGCGGTGCTGCCGGTGTTTCTGAGGCCAGCCACCAGCGTCCATCCGGCCACAGCTCGAAGCGCCGCCAAGGCGCCAACCAGCACATCATTTGAACTGTCTGTCTCGAGGTAGCGAAGCAATCCGGCCGCTCGGAGGATCGGCCGTGCTGCGTCGGAGGGAGCGGTCAGCCAGCCGCCCTTAGTTCCAAAGTTTCTCAGCGACCCTACTGGGTCGCCGACGCTGCTGGGAAGTGTCGCGCTGCCACCCGTGCGATCCTGAAACATCGCCCCCTGCGCATTGAGGTCGATCGCCACCTCGGGATTGAGAGCGAGGATGTCTGAAAACGGCACTCCCGCTTTCGCGCTCGCGCCGAGTTGCAGCGGGCCGTAACCTGGCGCAACGAGGTTCCAAAGCACTTGCGTCAGGTCCCGTAGGTAAACCGGACGCCATCTCCGGACACGGTCGCGTCGACAAAGATGTCAGCCAGGTTGTCGCATGGGATGGTGATGAGCGCCCCGGCCACAAGCGCAACACCAGTTCCCGTCGCAACGGTCGCAAGCACGCCAGAACCGCCGACCGCAATGATCCCGGTGTTGTCGGTCTGGGCCTGAACGATGACCCATTTCGCTGCAGTCGATGCCGCGATCGCCTCGGCGGTTCCCGCCGCGGTCACTGCTTTGACCCCATGGCCAAGGCCGCTGGTGTTGTGCCCCACCGGAATTGCCGACTGGTCGCTGGCGATCGCCACCTTCAGCGACGCGGCCATCGTGCCCTGTCCCAAGGCAGTCGGCAGCAGACCAATGAGCGAAGTCAGCCGCTGCGCGATACGCTGCAGGCGGCCGTTGAGGCCCGACGATGCGATGTCGGATGCCGGTGCCGTTTCGGTGAGCGCGCCCGTGAGCGCCTTGTCCTCAGTCGACTTGGTGACCGCGAGCGACGCGGCATCCGCCTTCGACCCGAGGGACGCCGGCACCAGGGCGATGAGGCTGGTGATGCGCTGCGCAATGCGCTGCAGCCGACCGTTTAGCCCCGACGAGGCGATGTCGGTCGCCGGAGCCGTTTCAGTCAGGGCGCCGGTCAGGGCGGCCAACGCGTCCTGCTTAGCCTCCGTCGAAGGCGCTGCGATCAGCTTGGCAAGTATCGCCGCCAGGGTGGTCTGGCTGGCCGGATCGGCTGAAAGCTTCGCCAACACCGCGGCAAGGGTGGTCTGGGTCGCGAAGTCCTTCGCAATCAGCGTATCCTGCTTTGCCTCGGTTGCCGGCGCGGCGATGATCTTGGCCAGGATGGCGGCCAGCGTGGTCTGCGAAGCAGGATCCGCAGAAAGCTTGGCGAGGATCGCGGCGACGGTCGCCTGGCTTGCAACCATCTGCTCGAGCGAGAGCAGCGTCGGGACTTCCCGGATGTTGCCGTTGGCATCCTTGACGAGGATCGTATCGACTTCGGCCATCTAGACCACCTGTCCAATGTACTGGCTGTTTTCGGGAATGGAGAAGATCAGCGCCGGCCCCGGTCCGAAGTTGCCGTCGTCATCCTCGAGGTCGGCCCGTGCCGCCGCGGTGATCTCGAACCCCTCGCGGCGTCCGATCTCTTTCACACCCCAGATGTCGTAGACCTTGCCGTCGAAGACGACGCGATCCTTGGGGTTCAGGTCGGCCCAGGAGCTGTCGAAGCGGATCTGGAACCGCGTCGTGATCGACGCCGAAACCTCAGCCGCCGCCACCCGCTCCCCATCCGAGATATCCCGCTTGCTGGCCCAAGGCCGCGCCAGCTCAGTCCACGCCTGCACCGGCGCGCCATACTGATCCTGCGACCAGCTGTAGCGCTGCAGGGTGATCCGGCGATCGAGACGCTCGGCCTTCATCAGACGCCCCAGACCTTCAGCGACGAGACGAGCCACTTGATGGTTTCGCGGCGCTGCGCGGGATCCTCATGATCGAGGGTCATCCGGACATGCATGATGATCGCGGTCTTCATCAGCGCGATACGCGGGTCGTCTTGATCCTCGATGCCGACGTCATAGGCGGCGGTCACCGCCTCGGCGCGCGTGTAGGTGCTCGGCCAGCTCTGGTTCGGCGTCAGCACGATGCAGTCGTTGCTGAGCAGCGTGAACACCGCCTGGTCGAGCGCCTGCTCGGCGCCGGCGCTGTCGAGGTACGAGATTGTTGCCGGCGCGATGACGGGTCCCGCCGGCAACTGCATGCGGTCGCAGAAGCGGTCGAAATGAACCTCGACCGACTGCTGCGCAACCGAGATCCCCGCCCAGCCCTTCGGGCCATCGAGTTCCGACTGGGCAGCCAGGATCAGATGCTCGATCAGTTCGTTCCGATCCGATCCGCTCTCGCCGAGGGCGACTTTCGCCTCCTCGACCGTGACGAGCGGATCGGGCTGGGTGGTGACCGTGATGCGCATGCGGGATCAATCCACCAGGAAGTGGAAAGCGCCCTTCTTCGACGTGCCGCCCTGTGCCAGCACGATCTTGATGCGTGTGTTGGCCAGCGCGATCCGGTCCTGCACGGCAGTGCCGCCTGCAGCGTAGAGCGCAGCGGTGCCGGCGGCATCGGAGGTCGGAACCCGCGGATTGGCCACGAAGGCCGCAGAGACGTTCGAGCGGGTCACCAGGGACTGCCCGGTCGCCTCGTCGGTGATCGTCATGTCGACGGTGTTGTCGTACGGCGTGGTTCCGTCCGGCACGTAGTGCACGGCATAGAGCAGGCCAGACAGGCGCGGGGAATAGGTCGTCAGGGAACCATCGGCGGCCACATCCGCCTGGACTTTGTAGCGCTTCATGGCGACTACCTTTCTGGCGCAGCGCGCCGGTTATGGCGGGTCGGAGGGTTACTTGCCCTTCGATCCCCGCCGGCTGGCGGCCTTGTTCGCCGGGCTGGCGATGAAGGCCTTGTTGTCAGGTTCGGCGTTGGTCTTCTCGTCGGGCTGATCCTTGGCCGGGCCGATCAGCTCGAGCGACTTGGGCACAAGGTGCGCGACGTCGTTGGGGGCGGCAGTCCGGATGGCGCCCTCGGCGAAATCGCCGTGTTCGCGGATGACCCGGTAGTTCATGAGCTTGGCCATGGCGGTCTCCTTTCGGCTCATGAAAGCGGGCGGCAGAAGCCGCCCGCTCAGCATCAGCCGACCGGTTACGACGCCAGAGCGGCGTCGAAATCGCCGTAGATGAAGGCCTCGGGACGATAGACCGCCAGGGCAAGGCGCTCTTCGGCGAGAATGGTCGACAGGTTCTTGATGAAGTCGTCGTTGACGAAGCCGGCCTCGACGCGGGCATCCCAGCGGTCGAAGACCTGAGCGCCGAGCTTGAAGGCGCCGGTGAGGAACTTCCGCACCGTCATCGCCTGCGTGGCGACCACCGGCAGGCCCCAGAGGGTCGGCTGCGTGGTGCCCTGCGGGTTTCCGATGATGTAACGGCCCTCGCCGTCCTTCAGGGTCTCGATGCTCGCCCAGTCGATCGGGTTCAGCACGTGACCGGTGGCCGGGTACTCGGCAAGCACGGCCTGCAGCATCGCCAGACGCAGAACGTCGATGATGTTGAGGTCGGCCAGCGAGATCGGCGCCGAGTAGGCAGTCGCCTGCGGGATGATGCCGAGCAGGTGCTGGCCGGTGCCGTCACCCTTCAGCAGTTCGGTTTCCTCGACGTACTTCAGGCCATAGATCAGGCGCTCGTCGATCATCGAGCGCAGCTGGCTGATGTCGCTGAGAACCTGCTTCGAGGCCTTCATCCAGTGGGCGATGACCTTGGCCGAGGTGGTGATCAGGTCGAGCTTGATGTCGGACGACGGCTTCTCCGCACCTTCGGCCACCGGGGCGGCGTTGTTGGTGAAGCCGGTTTCCTTCACGTACTCGAGCGAAGCGCCGTCCATGCGGCCGGGCGAGATGAGATCGCGGACGTAGAGGCGGCGCTGTGGCAGCGGCAGGATGCCCGGCAGGCGGGTCTCGTTGATGCCGTCGCCGACCGAGCCGGCCGCGTCCGTGGTGAGTGACGTGAGGGTCGCCTTGACGCGCGCGTCGATCTTGCCCGAGCTCGGGTCGCCCGACAGCCAGGACTTGACCTTGTCGTCGGTGGTGAAGATTTCGCCAAGCGACTTCACCTTCTCGGTGGCGCCTTTGTCGCCCTCGGCCAGCTTCTGCATCAGTTCGGCGACCTGCTCCTTGATCTTGCTCAGGTCGTTGAGCTTCAGCAGCGCCTCGTCGGCCTTCTCCTTGGTGTCGGCCGTCATCTTCTCGCCGGCTTTCACCTTGCCGAGCGCGTCGGTGGCGATCTCCTTGATCTCACCGAACTGCTTATCGAACTTGGCCTGAATCTCGGCGGCCAGTTGGTCGACAGTCTGGCTGCCGGATCCGCCCCCGTCGGGCTTGTCGAAGGCGACGCGCGGGGCGCCGAGGAAGTTCATGGGGGGGAACGCCACCGAGGCGAGCGCCAGCCCCAGGATCGCAATGCGAGCCATGGTTGCAGTCTCCAATTATTGTGGGTTGCAGGGGTTAGCCGCGCAGCTTCTCGAGGAAGGCGCGGATGTCCGCCTCACCGCCGGGCTCCCCCCGAAGGTGCGGCGTCGCCTTGGCGGCAATCGCTGTCGCCAGGGCTTTCGAGAACCCTGCATCCCGCAGGAATTCTTCGAACTCACGGACGGTCGGGAGCTTCCCGGCGTCCAGAATGGATTTCACCGTCTCGACCCGTGCCCGGCGGTTCGCCGGGAAGGACACGATGCTGATCTCGAGCAGGTCGAGCTTCTTGAGCAGGCGGATGTTGCCATCGGGCTCGGTCTCGACTTCGCGGTAACCGATCGACAACCCCTGCACGGCGCCAGCCTTTAGCAGGATCAGGGCCTCGTCAGCGGCCTTCACGCCCGGCAGCAGCTTACCCTTGCCCCACAACCCCTTGCCGTCTTCGGCGAGATCTTCCCAGATGCCGATCGGCGACCAACTGTCGTGCTGCCAAAGCATCAGGGGCTTGGTGCCCTCGCGCTTGTGGCGCGCCAGGCTCTCGGCGAACGCCCCGGGCATGACCTTCTCGCCATAGCTGTCGACGTTGCCGAAGATCGAGCCGTACCCCTCGAACTTGCCGTCATCACCAACCTCGCCCTTGATCTGCAGGGCGAAATCCTTGGTTGCGTGCGAGGCCTCGGCGCGCTTGGTCCGGATGGGCTGCATTGTGCTACTCCGTCGTCGGGGCCGGGAGCCCTTTCGGCTCCGGGGTCTGGGTGATCGGCAGGTTCTGCGACTGCATGCGCGGTACGTCGCCACCGGCAACTGGCGGCAGGTTCTCGAGCTGGCGGACTTCGTTGATCGTCATCCAACCGTTGCTCAAAGCTGACTGGTAGAAGGTGGAGCGCTCGTCACTGGCGCCCCGCAGCAGGCCCTCCATCGAGATCTCGACAACGATGCCGTTGGCGCGATCCTCGGCGCTCAACAGCTGCTTTTCGATGGATTGCTCGATGCGCTTGGCCCGGCGACGAAGGGCGAACTTCTGGAAGCCGAGCGTCTGCTCCTTGATGCCGGTGCCCCAGCTGGTCGACTTCTCGGAGTGGCCGATCATGAAGGGCGGCACACCGAAGAAGCGGCAGATTTCCTCGACACTGAAGCGGCGCGATTCCAGCATCTGCGCATCTTCTGGGCTGATGCTGAGCTGCTGCCAGGTCGTGCCACCCTCGAGGACCAGCGGCCGTCCGCTGTTCATGGCGCCGAGGAACTTCTCGACCAGCTTCTCCTCGATGATCGACCGCTGCTCGGGCGAGAGGAACTTCTCGAACGTCAGAACGCCCGACGGGCGAACGCCGTTCCTGAACGTGGCGCTGGCCGCCTTGTTGATGGCCGTCGCCAGGTTGAAGGTGCGGGCCCCGAAGGCCAGCGTCGACATTCCGCCCAGCGGGTTGCCGCCGAAACCACGGATGTGCAGCATGTCGTCGCTGGTGAGATCGAACTCCTTGCCATTCTCGGTCCAGCGGTAGCGCAGCCTGCCGTTGCCCAGGTTCGATACCTGCGGCAGGTTCGGCATTACCGGGATCAGCCCGACGATGTCGCCGGCGCCCTTCACCTTGCGGGCGTAGCCGTTCCCCCACAGCTCGAGACTCGCCTGCTCGAACTCCCAGAAATCCAGCGCGGTCTGCAGGCTGTTCGGGCTGTCGTGCAGAACGCGATACAGCGGATGATCCTTGGCGACCGTCCGCACGCCCTTGGCGTCGGTGCGGTAGACCATCATCGGCAGCGACGCGATGGTGCCGGCGAGCAGGTTCACGCAGGCCCAAGCGGCCGACAGGCCCAGCACGCTCTTCGCGTCAGCCTCATCGGAGACCGAGTTTTCGGCGAACGTATCGTTGCGCCAATACTTCGGCTCGGTCAGCGACAGCGCCCGGGTCGTATCCTTACCGAGGATCACGCCGGCGAGCATCTTCTGCAGTCGGTTCATGCCGCACCCGCGAGAGAGGCGATGTAGTCGTCGAGGTTTCCCTCCCCGGCGGCCGCGGTCGGATTGCGGCTCATCAGGGCGACGGCGTTGAAGGCCGCGATCAGCGGGTCGATCTTCGCCTTGCCGGCGACCTGCTTGGTGATCAGCACGGCGTTCCCTCTCTGCTCAACCTTGGCGTTGCCGACACACCAGTTCATCAGGGCCTGCCCACAATGCTTGAGGGTGCCGTCCTTCAGTTTCCGTTCGGTGCCCCAGATGGCTCCCGCAAGGCGGAAACCCTGAGAGACCGCCACCATCTGCTCGGCGGTGATCCCGCGGCCGGCAAGTTCATCGACCAGCGCGGCGACGGCCTGCGGGTCGAGGCCTACAGCCGCTTCGTCTGGCAGTAGCTGTGCGTCGGCCAGTCGCTCGCACAAATCGGCGATCTCTTCGATGTCCTGCGTCGGGCGTTCGCAGATCGTGAGGTCGCCATCGCGCTCGAAATCGTGCAGCCGCGGCGCAATCTCCTTCCGCCGATCCAGCACGTCGAGCTGCGCCCAGGCATGGCCCCACAGGATCCATTCCTTGGTCACCCGATGGCGCCCGATCACACCGGCGCCCAGCAGGTCATCGAGCCCGCCGCCGTCCAAGCCGACCACAGCGACCTCGCACACCTCGATCAGTTCCTCGAGGGTGCGGACTACACTGACGGCCGCCTCCCAGTAGTCGGCACCGGCCCAGCGGTCCCCGGCGAGGCCAAGGGTAATCTCGATGTTCAGATGCTTGGCAAGAAACGTCTGCTTGCCGCTATCGCCAGCCAGGGCCTTGGTCAGCTCCCGCAGCAACCAGTCGGCACTGACCGAGCGGCCCAGGTTGGGGTTGGTGACGTAGAAATGCTCGGGCTTCAGGTAGGCCTTGCTCGCGAGCAAGGCCGCAGGAAACTCGAAGATCACCGCCAGGAAAGACGGGTCTACGATCTGCCCGTCTCGCACCGCGCGGGCATAGTCCAGCTTGGCCTTGAACACCCCGGCTGGCGGCTTGTCGCTCTGGGTCGAGAGAAAGATCACGAACCCTTCGTCGCGCGACACCTGGCCGCCAACGGCTTCCTGCAGCATCGCCTCGGCGTTGGCTCGCTCGCCGAAAAGCCACAGCTCGTCGATGAGGACGAACGCGCCCTTCTTGCCGCCGACCGTGGCGCTCTCGGCCGCCACCACTGTCAGCGTCGCGTTGGTGACGCGATGCGTGATCTGCTTCAGGTGGTCCTGAATGTGCAGCAGCTCGACCAGCACCGGATCCGCGCGCACCATCGCGGCGGCCGGCTTAAAGCTGTTGTTCGCCACCTCGAGTGTGGGGGCGAGGATCAGTAGCTCCGAGTAGTGCCGCCAGTTGATGATCAGCGCCGTGACCATGATCCCGGCGGCGATCGTCGACTTCGAGTTCTTCTTGCTGATCAGCAGGAAGAACTCCCGGATCAGCTGCTTGCCGGCCTCGGCGTCATACGCACCAAAGATGGCGCCGACGAAGTCGAACACCCATGGCTCGCAGGCCTCGCCGAAGGTCGGCTGTCCCGGCGCATCGACGATGCGCAGCGACTTGAACACCGCCAGCGCATCGTGCGCCTGGTTGGGGAACAGCGGCTCGAACGGGATCAGCGACTGTCGCGCGACGATCCGCTCCTGCCAGTCCGGGCAGGCCGTTGACCACTCCGGTGCGGCGAACATTTAGTTCGGCTTAGACCCGGGCGCCGGCCGCGGCGCATAGATGCCGGCCACGTCACCAGCGGCTAGGCGGCGCGCTTCCTTCTTGCCTACCTTTCTACGCTGGTCCTCTTCGCTCGGCTGCCGGTTGGCTGCCACTGCTGCGAGCTGCGACAGGTCGTGCCGCTCGAGGCGCTTGAAGTACTTGTCGATCGCGCTGACGTTGCCCTTCTCAGCCTCTGCCATCAGAGACGAAAGCAGGCTTCCCTCGACGCGGGCTCGGGCTTCCTCGCGCGCCCGCAGCTCCCGAAAATAATTCTTCCGAAGCGTCGGCGGCGTGATGCTCAGTGCGGCCGAGATGAACTCCACCGACTTACCGAACGCCAGTAACTGTATGACAATCCTGCGCTTTTCGTCAGTCGGCGTATGCGGCGGCCGACCACGACGACCAAACCCCTCGGGAATGGGGTCGCCGAGCAGGTCAAATTCCACGTCCATCAGAAAAAAATCTCCGCGTGAGGCAAGCGCCGGTCTGGGAAACGGAGGGGTTGGCAGAGATTTGACCGCCCCCCCCTACCCCTGCAGCAGCGCTCGCTCCTCAGCCTGAATGAGACCGTCGTGGACCTCTTTGGCCACCGTCTCGATGTTGTTTATGTCCCAGAACAGTTCCGGGTTGCCCTTGTGCGGCACCTTGTGGTTGGCCACTGGGCTATTGGGTGCAGGGTACCTGCCCAAGCACACGGCGCCGGTGCGCTGACAGACGAAGTGGTCACGCACGAACACCTGCATGCGTAGCTTCCGCCAGCGCTCAGTGTTGTACCAGGCGCGCCATGGCGCCATCAGGTTGCGGGACTTGTCTGCCGCCCTCTCATCGCCAGGGGCAAACCCCAGTCTCGGCTTCATTGCGGCAAGCGCCGGCTTCAGCGCCTTGAGCCTACCCACGCCTACACACCTCACCGCCTCATCGAGGCCGCCGCAGCGGCCTTGATCAAGCGGCCCTGCCCTGAGGCAGGACCGTACAGCACCCGGGCGCGCTAGATCGGCAGCGCAGCGCCGCCGCCCATATTGGTGAAGCCGTCGCCGATGAAGCGATCGTGGTCGCGGGCGCGATCGGTGAACATCGGGCCGGCGACACTGAGGCCGATGACAGGTTCGGCATGGGTGACGCGCAGCGCACGGTCGGCGTGCAGCGAGTTGCTCGGGTCGAGCAGCGGCGGCATGTCGGTGTTGACGGTGTCGACGAGCAGATCGCCGACGAAGGCCATGGCACTCAGGAACGAACAGACGACGATCGACAGCAGGCGCGTGATGCGGGCCATTCAAGTCTCCGGGTTCTGAAGGGAAAAGGCTCGCAGCGGAGCCCTGAAATGCAACGCCCCGACATCTCTGCCGGGGCGACTCAGGCGCAACACTGCAACCTGCAGAATGACTCTGCTTTTTGGTCTCGCCCGTCAAGCGGCCCTTTCGGACTCTTCCACAGCGCCCGATTGGTCTCCGCCCCAGTCGGTGGGCCTTTCGCCCTCGGCACGGATCTTCTGCCGGCCTGCCGCCGGACCCATGCGGTAGTGCTTCGCCAGCACGTCGACCGCATCGAGCACCGACTGCTTCAGCGATTCGCGCGCCGGCCCGCTATCCGGCAGTCCAAGCTTTCGCGCGATCGCCCTGAGGCTCAGGTTGTCGCACACCACGAGCTGCACAAGGTTGGACTTAATCGGCCCCAGCCGCTGCACCGCTGCCGAGTAGCCGCGGCGCGCATCCTCGCCCATGGCGGTCACGGCGTCGGCTGGCGATCCCGAGGTGTCGACCCGGACCTGGCTGTAGTCGATCGCCTTGGCGCCGCCGATCTGCCCCTGGTCCCAGTCCGAGCGGAAGCGCGCCGCGGCGAGGATCTGGAATTCGCTGCGTTCCTTGATCCGGGATAGTCCGCCTATCCTCGTCGAAAGCCTGATGTCGACTTCCACCAGCCCGGCAAATCGGTTCTCCTCAACCAGCTTCTCCGCTGCCTCGCCATCGGCGAGCTGATGCGCCACCAGGTCGCCGGCGCGCTCTGGGTTCTCGACTGTACCGCGTTCGAGGTCCGAGGCCTGCGGCCCCTTGTCGACGATCCGCTGCAACGAAGCCTCAAACAGCCGCAGGCCGCGGAGCGACTGCCCCATGGCATGCACCGGCTTCATGATCGCATCGACCTTCGCCGCCGCTTCCCGCGAGGCCGCCGAATGCTCAGCGGCCTTCTCGATCACCTGCCGATGCACCATGGCCAGGCGCGAGGCAGCCTCCTCGAACGACATCTTCGATTTCTTCCGCTTCCCCGTCGCGCTGCCCATCATCCTGCCTCTCGTAGAACGTTAAGAACCATCCGCAACCCATCGCCGCGCTTGACTTGTTCAGCCTCAGCGGCGCGCTCACCTAACCCGCCTTCCATCAGTCTCAGCGTTGCCGCCTCGAAGGCACGGGCACCCTGCGGGGTGAAATGTGCCTGAACGTCCGACCAGAGCCGCGCCTGAGCGGAGGCCTCGGCGACCTGAGCTTTGCCGGGGATCGGCAGCAGCAACGCACCCTGCCGCCGATCGGGCACTACCGGCCTCACCCTCCGCACTGATGCTTGCAGGTTTCGAGGGAGGTTTTGGCGGACTCCAGTGTCCGGGTCGGCGGCCAGCAGAGTCCGGGTCGTGCCAGAGTCCGGGTCGTTCATCTTTGCCGCCGGCGCCACGGGCCAGTCGACGAGCGCCGCCAGCTTCTCCCAGTCGGGCCGGTAGGCATTGGCATGCCGCATCCCGCCATGCACGATGCGGACGATCAGCCCGCGCGCATCGAGATCGGCCAGCGCCCGCCGCACCGAGCGGTCGGAGAGCCCGGTTTTGCTGGCGATATCGCCGATGCCGGGGTCACACCGGCCGCTACGCAGGTTGAACCGCTCGATCAGCACCGCACCCACGGCACGCGTTGCCGGCTTCAGCTGGCTGGCCAGCATCAGCCCGCGCCGAGCCCGGTCCTTCACAGGCCCGCCCACCGACTGCACGGGCTCGATCGACCCGGACTCAACCGGACGCGGCGAGTCCGCCTCGTTCAGCTTGGCGGCGATGCCGGCAGCCAGGCGAGCGGCACGACGCTCAGCCCGCAGCCGCGCCCTTTCGGCACGCTCGAGGATGAACAGTTCGGCGAGCTCGCCGGCAGGCATCCGGGCAGCGAGGAAGCGCAAGGCAGCATCGGTCAGGTTCATGCGGCCGCCCTCCGCTCAAGGATGCGAAGCCTTCGGGCCTTGGTCACACCGCACGGCTGCCAACCAGCTACAATGAAGCAATAGCCGGGGTTGGGTGACGCGACCGCGCGGGGATCGACGTACGTGTAATGACGCTCACCTGGCCAGCGCTGGTCAGCCAGCGCATCGGCCGCCCGCACGAGTTCGGAACTGTCCGCCCGATGGGTCGGCCGCTCGTTGCGAAACACCGCGCAATTGACGCCTTGCTGACCATCGGCGCTGCGGAACTTCCGCCACACGAAGATCGCCCGAGCGTCGGGTGTCATGAGCACCATCTTTTCGCCGGGCCCGACGAAGATCAGCGGCCGGCGACCATCCGCGTACCGGTAGCGCGAGTAGTGTCGATCAAAGATGGCGCGGACGGTGTCGTTGCCATCCCGCACTGGCACCCAAACGTCACCAAAGAGAAAGGGCTGGATGGCGTTCATTCGGCCGCCTCGAGGAAGCTCAACTGCTCAGCACGCCGTCCCTCGGCCGCGAGCGCCTCAGCGCAAGCCGGATTAATCCAGACCACCTCCGTTCGGCGCTTCGCCCCATCAGCCAAAGCTTCCCGCTCATAGCGGGCCCAGCCCTTAAGCCGCGCGTCGTATAGCGGATGCGGATACCCCGACAGCACGACCATGCTTCGCAGCGTGACCAGGCGATCGAGTAGCTCGGCGTGGTCATCGTCTGTGAGCTCGTGCACGTACCCGTGCACTTTGCTGCGCCCGTTCGCCATTGCCGAGCGTGTCGACACGACATAGGGCGGATCAAGAAACAGCAACACGTCATAATCATCGACGCGCTCGATTACCTCCAGAGCGGGACGCTGTTCGATCAGCACACCGCGCAGGCGCTCTGTGTAAAGCTCGATCAGTTCGTGGAACCCGCCCCACTCACGAGAGGGAAAGGCATCGCCGCCGCCCGTCAGCGCCGCCCGGAATCCGGTTCGGCATGTGCGGGTGATCGAGTCCGATCCGAAGCCCATGAAGCTGCGCACCATCGTCTTGTGCGCCGCGTCGACAGGGTCTCCGGCCGGCTCATAGCTCATATCGAACTCAGCTCGAGCGAACGGCGTGAGCGCCAGTCGCCGAGCCAGCTCCGCCGCGGAGGCCGGGTCGCGCAGCACGCGGAACACATTCACCACCGTCGCATCGAGGTCGTTGTAGACCTCCGCATGGGCGCGCGGCTTGCGCAGCAGCACGCTGGCGGCCCCGCCGAACGGCTCGGCATAAACCCGGTGTTTCGGGAAAAACCCGATAATCCAGGGCGCCAGCAACCACTTGCCGCCATGCCAGCGCAGAACTGGACGGGTGGGCGAACTCATTTCGATGCCTCGTCGTCGGTCGCGTCGGATTCGAGCGATCGAGCGTCCGCGCAATAGGCGCGAGAGATCGCCCGGTCCCGGTCTGCCTGCCTGTCCTGCCCCGCTTTCGCGCGCAGCCCGTAGTAGCTGGCGCGTTCGCGCAGAAAGAGGATGGTCTGCTTGGTCCCGGCGTTCATTCCGCCGCCACCATCAGCTCGCGGCGGCCGTTCAACTCCGCCAGCAGCTTCACCGGCAGAGGCGGCACACTGTTGCCGACGAGGTGGCCGATCTCGGTCTTGTTCGGCTTCCGCCGCACAACCTTTCCACGCTTGTCGGTGACCTCAATCTCGAGCTGCAGCGAGGCTGGGTCGAACCCGTGCGCCCGCGCACCTTCTAACGGGTCGAGCATGCGCATGCAGATGTCGGTGATCACCATCGTCTGGCCGTTGACCTCGATCGTCACCAAGCCGTGCCGATCGTTGACGGTGACGGTGTGCAGCGGGTCGCGCGCGTCGTGGCTGTTCTCCCCGCTGCCGTAGTAGGTTTGCAGGAACGGCAGGATCAGCATTTCGTGGTTGCCGTCGGCCGTCTGCGTGGGAAGCGGATCGCGGACGTCTCGGCCGCCTTTGGCCGAACCACGAAGCGAAGCGATCACCGGCGCGATCTGGGTCTGGCCGCGCTCGCCGCCGGTGGTCACTGTCGACATGGGGTCGCGCAAGTCGTTGCCCACCACGTCGGTGTTGTGCTTGGCGAGGAATGCCGCGACCAGCGCTTCCTTGCTGCCACCCGCGACCTGGGTGCCGAGCGGATCCTCGATATCTTTGATCCGTGGCGCCTGGCCGTCGCGTTCGCCATAGCCGGTCTGCACCATGGTGACGGCCGCAATGCCGAGCGGCGGAGCGCCGCCGGGCCGTTTATGGAAGCTGTTTGCCGTGTAGGTCGGAAGAGGATCATCGAGGTCGCTGCCAACGGCTCCCGTGCGGAAGTGCGTCAGGTGCGCCGCGACCAAGGCCTCGTTCCCGCCCCCGGCGTGCAAGGTCTTCAACGGCTCGGTCACCGCGTGATCACGGTTACCGCTCCCCTGCCCCTCGCCGTGTGCGAGACCCACCATCGAGAGGGCGGCAAGATTGGCTCCGAGCACTGCGTGCCCCTGCCCGCCAGCCATCACCGTATTTAGCGGTTCGCGCGGGTCTAGGCCGGCTGAGTTCTCGCTGAACTTCTCGATGTGCACCGCCGAGAGGATCCTGTCCTCTTTCGTCGACGTGGTGTTCAGAGGATCGCGCAGGTCGCGGGGCTGTGTCTGCGCCGCCCTGCCGCCGGCGCCGGCCAGCGTTGGCACGATCAGCGCATGCTCGCCGCGATGCGCTGTCGTGAGGGTGCGCAGCGGCTCGTCGATCGAATGCACCCGGACATCCCCGGCGTGGGTGATCGGCACAATGAAGGGGTCGGGCGAGTTCACGACGAAGCGCATGACGCCACGCGCGATCCGCCGCAGCGTGGCATCGGCCAGCGGCTTCTTCCGACCGAAGATCGACTTCATCGGCAGCGTCCAGTCGATGGCGGTATGCGATCCGACCCATGGCTTCAGCTTCTGCGACTTGGCTTTGCTGCGTGGCGCATGCGTCTGCTCTGGCCAGACGATCGGATGGCCATCGGCGCGCATCACCCCCATCAGGCGGGTCCGGATCGTTGCCACACCCAGGTTGGCGAAGTTGATCACCCGGTACTCGAAATTGTAGCCGAGCGCGGCCGCGTGCCGGCAGAACGCCCGCCAGATGCGCCCCTTGTGACGAGGATCCGGCACCAGCCACTGATCCTGCACCGGCACCCGCTCGCCCTTGGCAGCGACACTGCCGTCAAGCCGCATCACCCGGCCGGTCGCCTTGTCGCGTTTGGCGATCAGCAGGCCCCATGTCGTGATCTCGCGCACGTTCTCCAGCGTCACGACCTCGGGGTGCGCCTGGCCGAGCCAGCGGATGATCACCCATGCCAGCGACCGCCGCCGCTTACTGACCGGCTTCGAGCCCTTCGCCACGGAGAAATGGGTGCAGTCTGGCGAGGCATGCAGAAACCGAACGCCTCGCCCCTTGGTGGCCTTCCGAGGGTCGACCTCGAACACGTCGGTCTGGATGTGTTCGGTGTGCGGGTGCCGTGCCTTGTGCACGGCGATGGCGATCGGGTCGTGGTTTACCGCCAGGTGGACGTGAAAGCCCGCCTGCTCCAGCCCGTCGCAGCCGCCGCCCATGCCGGCGAACAGCACCACCGTCATGCGGTTGTCGAGGCCCCATGCCCCCGGAGATATGGCGTTCAAAACAAGTCCCCCTGCCCGTCGCCGACCACCACGGTCAGCCCCTCGCGCTCGGCCAGCCAGGCCGGCATGGTGATGCGCAGCTGCTGCCCCGGGCGCAGCGCGCCTGTGCCCCCGCCGCCTTCCTCGATCGAGATCTTGCTGCGCGGTAGCCAGGCGGAGACCCGCGCGGCATCCACCACCAGCAGCGCCTTGATCCGCGGCTCCAGGAGCGTGCACCGGACCCGCACCTTGCGGTGAGGATCCGGCGCCGAAAGGCCAGTGCGATCGGTGAAGCCGATATTCATCCCTGCCTCCCGAACTGCACGACGTTGGGAACGGCAGCAGGTTCAGCGTCCTCGGCCGGCAACTCGTCGGCGCGTTGCAGCGGCCAAGGCAGGGCTTCGACTGCCCGGTCGCGGGCGTGATCCGAGGTAGCGGTCGCCCACATCGGTGGTTTGCCGAGATCGGGGTGTGGCTGCACTGAAGAGACCACGCGCTCGATGACCGCGCGTTTGCTCATGTCGTGGCCGAGTTTCGGGCCGATGATGATCGAGCGCTTCACGTGCTCGCAGAACTGCCGGATAAGCGCCGGGCTGGCCGTCGAGAACGCCTCCGCGAGCAGCTTGAGGGTTCGCCGCGACATGCCGAACGGCTTCAGGTAGCGCTTCAGGATCTCTTCGCGCTCGAACTGCCCCGGCAGTTCGAGGGTGATGTGCATGTCGAAGCGACGCCAGATCGCCGGGTCGACCCTACCGCCATAGTTGGTGGCAGCGATGACGAACCCATCGAACTGCTCGAGGCGCTGCAGCAGCGTGTTGACGTACTGGTTCTTTTCGTCGCCGGCGCTCGTTTCGCTATCGGTGCGCTTCAGGCCCAATGCGTCGAACTCGTCGAGAAACAGCACGATTGGCTGCGGCGCACCGCCCGCACCGTCGTCGTATCCCGCTGCTGCAGTGTCGAACAGGTTGCCGATCTGCTCGCCGGTCTGCCCTACCCACTTGCTGATGACACGTTCCGGTCGGACGGCGAGCATCGGCAGGCCGAGCCGCGCGCTGAGGTGGTGCGCAAGGGTCGTCTTGCCCACCCCTGGCGGGCCGTCGAAAATCGCGCGCTTGCGCGGGCCGATCCCCACGGCGCGCAGTTCTTCCTCGGAGAAGATTTCGGTCAACCAGGCGAGCAGCGCCCCACGAACCGGCTTGGCAAGAATCGGCTCGATCGCCTCGCGCGGCAGGAACAGGTCGCCGAACTGGTTCAGCTGGTGCTTTGAACGCTCACCCATAGGGCCTATTCCTCTGGCCCCATGCCGTCGCCACCGTTCTCCTCACGCCAGCCCTTGTCGAAGCGGGCGCGACGCGGGTCGCCGTACGGGAACGGATTGTCGATCACCGGGCGGTTGCCACGCGCATAGTCGTGGCCGAGCGCTTCGGCGCCGTCGGCATCGACCTCAGGCACCGGTTCGCGGCTCGGCGGCGTGCCTTTCGGTGCCGTCGGCTTGGGCGCCTTAGCCTGCTCCATCACTTCGGTGCGTGACACTTCGCCGAACAGGTCGCGGGTCAGTCGGAAGGTGCGACCACCGACATTGACGTCGATGTGTCCGCTGCCCGTGGGCGGCACTGCCGGCTCCATGTAGGCGCAGACGGATTCGAGCGAGGCCTTGTCCACCGCGGCGTTGGCCATGAAGCGGCTGAGCGGCGGGTCCGTCGCCATCCCCAAGGCGTGCAGATAGGTATCGAGCAGTGCCTGCGCTTCCTGATAGTCGTGCGGCTTCGCTCGCCTGATCTTCAGCACCGCGGCAACAATCTTGGTGTCGAAACCTGCCGAAGCGATCTCGGCGTTCACCACCTTGATGTCGGCGCCAATATCGCGCTTGTCCGCCTCGAGCTTTTCGCGACGCTCGATGAAGGTCATCAGCTCCTGCGCCGACGCCGTGTTGTGACCCATGCCCATCATTGGCCCCTTCTCCAGATTTACGAGTTGATCGCTGCGGCCGCCCGCACGCCATCCCGCTGCTTGCGCCAGGTGGCGAAGCGCTGGGCATTGGCGGCGACGCTGGCGTCGCGATCGTGCACATCGACGAAGGCGTAGTGGTCGCGCGCGCCGGCATTGGCGAAACCCCGCTGGCGCTCTTCCTTGTAGGCGAGCACCCAGTCGACGACTTCCTGCCAGGGGCAGCCGAGTTCCTCAGCGATCGTTTCCCAGCTGCCGCCAGCCTCGAGCCGGGCCTGCACCAGGCGCCAGAGTGTCCGGTCACCCGGTTTCGCATCGAGCGGAGTGGTTTTGCGCGGCTCTGGGGTCACCGCGGTCGGCGCGTATTTCTCTGCGAGACGCTTCCGGGTCTGCTTACCGATCGAGGGCATTTGCTGCCTCCTGCTTGGGTCGCCCAATGCCGCCCGGCCCGCCCCGCCGATCGAGCCGCGTCAGGTCGAGCCGGCTTGCCCAGCCCAGCACCGACCCGATCGGCGCGCCGATATCGGCGGCTATCGTCTTGGTTGGGATGACTGGCTCGCACGCATAGGCCGCCCGCAGGATTGGCTCGGCAGTCGCCTTGCTGTGCTGGCCGCGGTGCTGATCGGCAGCCACCAGCTGCCGATACAGTGCGAACGCAGGATCGACGGGAGAGGCCGAGGGATCGTCCTCCCCGGTCGCGGCCGCCGGCTGGGTGGCTCCGCCGGTAACTGTTTCGGCAGCGGGGGAATCCGGGCAGTCTCCCCCCGCCGCCGCTTCCTCGGCACCATGCCGGGAAACTGGCATCACTGGGTGCGCCGTGAAGCGCTCCACATCGTCGACCCGCGAGCGCACCTCGCGCCGCCCGGGCGGAATCCAGATCATCCGCGTGCCCGCAGCAGCGCGGCCGGGAAACCACACCAGCCAGCAGTAGGCCGTCAGGGTGTCGCCCTCGGGCTCCCACCTGCCCTTGTGCAGCGGCACGCGCTCCACGAACTGCGCATAGATCGCCGGCGGCTGATCCTTAAACAGGCGTTCGTACCGGCCGGGCGTTTCCAGCCATTGCTGTCGCACGAACAGCGCCAGGCCGCGCTTCGTCAGCCGCAAAGCCTTCAGCGCCATTTCTAGAGCGACGGGCCCGAACGGCGTATTGGTGATAATCCAGTCGGGCGAGCCGCCCTGGTCGGGATCGAGGAAGTCAGTAGTGCCGCGCCATCCGGGCGGCGACCGCCCATCCAGCGAATAGTCGAAGATGTCCGTGGCCGCGACCTTCGCGCCATATTCCTCGAGTACGCCGCTGATGTGGCCTTCACCGCATGCCGGCTCCCACACCTGCAGCCCCTCGATGCTCTCGCCAAACACGGCGAGCAGCACGTCCTCGAGCAGGGCCCGTGTGGCCCAGGGCGGCGTCGGGAAAAAGTCGAGGCTGTCTGCCGGCTCCTGTCGACGCGGTGCGATGGCGCGCGCCCCATTGACCTCGCGCAGGCGCAGCGCCTCAAGATCCCGCTCCACCATCATGCGTTGCCGGTCGGGCGCGAAACGCTTCAGGCCATCGAGATAGGTCCCGGTGTCGAGATCAGTCCCGCGGATCAGCTCCAGCACGTCGGGTGAAATCTTCTCGCCGCGCTCGGCCTCCCGCTGCACCGTGCGTTCCGATGTTCCGGTCTGCCGTGCCGTGTCGGCGGTGAACCGCTCCGCCTGCGGTGGTGCCGGCTGGTTCAAGTCGCCAACTTGGCGACTTGCTGGCTCGCTGCGGGCGCCGCCATGCTGCACTTCCGGGTGCAATTCCTCATAGATCGCCTTGCGGCGCGCCATCTGCCGCGCCCGGTCGGCTGGGCCGAGGTCGGCGCGGCAGAGGTTCTCGTCGATCATCGCCAGCTCGGCGAACAGGTCGCCGCTTTCGACGATCAGCGCGTCGACCTCGGCGAGCCCGAGCGACCGGCAGGCCTCGACCCGGTGCACCCCGGCGACGATCTCGAAACGGCCGCCCTCTTTCTGGCGCACCCGGATCGGATTGATCTGCCCTACATCGACCATCGACGACGCAATGGCGCGCACCTTGTCGGCATCGACGGCGCGCGCATCAGCACGCCGATCGAGCAAGCCCAGGTCGATATCCTTGACCAGGGCGCTCACAGCGGCAGCCTCACCGTGTTGCGCCAGTTGCGCGGATTCTCGCGCTCCGCTTCGAGGGCCGCCAGGCGCTCGAACTCGCGCACCGCGCGCAATAGCCCCGCATATTCAGCCGGCGAGAACCCGGGCAGGAAGGCGGAGATGAGCGATTGCGCGTGCTCCGGCTCGCAGGCCGACAGCGCCTCGGCCAGGTCCGCAACCTGCTCACGCGTAAACTCCCGGCCGATCCGACCGGCCAGCCGCAGCTGCAGGTGGTGCTCGTTGGCCGGCCGCAGCTGGATGACGGCTTCACCGACCGGGGCGGCTTGTGATGCGGGGTTCATTGCTCCCTCCCCGCCTCGAAGTCGACCTGCGCCTTGAGCGCCAGCAGCTTCTCGATCGCTTCATCGATCTCGATGTCGAGTTGCTTGCCCTCGGCGTAGCTGAGCGTGCCATCCTCGAGGTAGCCACCGAGCCGGGCGAAAACTTCGCTGGTTTCCTTCATCGCCTGCGCGGTGATCCGGCCCAGCGGGCTGCGTTGCGCCGCGATTGCCGGCAGCGGCACCAACACATGGCCAGTGGCGCGCGCCAGTTCGGCCGTTACCAGCGGCTTGCCGCAATCGGCCTCCAGCATCGCCGCGACGTCGATCCGCAGGAACCGGTCGGGCTGGGCGGCATTGCCCGCCTCCGAAAAGCTCTGGTGCCGTGTGATCGGCATGCCGGGGATCAGCACCGCGCTTTCCTGCCCGCCACAGGCCTCGATCAGCCGGCGCGTGGCAGCCTTCAGGGCGCTCGGGTTCACCTGCATGGCAAAACTCCACCGGCGTGCCGCATGAAGGACGGCCGCAAAGCTGCGACACAGGCGGCGTTGACCACGGGCTTGGGGGCTCGAGCGATGACTGAGAAGGACGCGGCGTCACGCGGCCTTTGCGATGGATTCCGGCTGCGCGAACGGAGCGACGAGCAGACCTCCGCTCGCCGCGCGCTTTCGGAAAGGGTGCACCCGCTCTCCGCGAGGAGGTTGGAGAGCGGGTGCGTCCGGTGCGCGAGCATCGTGGAGAGAGGGAGGAGGAAACCCTCCACGCCACCCTGGGCTGCATGCCGCCCTGCCCCCGGATCTATATTCATGGTGACCACCCCAGCCAGGCGCCGGCCGCGGCAATCACGATCGCCAGCACGGGGATTGAGAGCAGCGCCAGCTCGAGCGGCGTCATGCGGTAGGGCTTGCGCAGGTAGCGCAGTGGGATGTGCGACCGGTTCATGCCGCTGCTCCCTCGGCCGGTTCGACAACCTGCCCTGCCGTTTCAAGCTCCGGCCGCTCGATACCTGCCGGCCAAGCCAATGCTTCCGGCCAGTTCGAGGCGAACCACAGCATCGCCTTCTCGTAGTTGCGGGTCTGGATGTCCTTGCCTTGCGCAATTCCATCGAGCCGCAGCCCGTCGCCGAAGATGATGGTTGAGATGCGTGAGCGACTGCGGCGCACGTGGGCGCAGTACGCGTCGGCGGTCCGGATCAGCTTTTCGCACAGAGTGAGCATGCGAGATTTATGCGAGGCATATCTCGCGTCGTCAAGAGATATTTCTCTGAGGCATATCCCGCGTAAACAGGATATATTTCTCGCATGCCAGAAACCCTAGCCGATCGCATCCAGCAGCGTCTCGACGCGCTCAACATTTCCGAACGGGCCGCGTCGATCGCGGCGACCGGCAGCGATGCGACGATCCGGATGATCCGCACCGGCAAGAGCGTCAACCCGCGCAGCGACACCATCACGAAGCTGGCGCACGTATTGCAGACAACCGAGCAATGGTTGCTCAACGGCACGGCCGACAACGTCACCGTGGCGGCGGAGGTCGCGAAGCAGCCGACCGAAGTTCGTCCGGCCGATCAATTCGGCGGCCGGTTCGACGGCGCCAAGGATGTACCTGTGCTTGGCACCGCCGCGGGCTCGGAACTCGGCAAGGGCGCTTTCCAGTTGACCACCGACGTGGTCGACTATGCTCGGCGCCCGTATGGGTTGATCGGTGCCCCGGGTGTCTACGCGCTCTATGTCGAGGGCGACTCGATGAGCCCCAAGTATGAGCCGGGCGACATCATCTTCGTGCACCCCCATCGCAAGCCCCTCGGCGGCGACTATGTCGTCATCCAGGAACCGGACTCGAATAACGGGGACAGCAGGGCTTTCGTGAAACGCCTGGTGAAGATCACCAGCACGACGATCCGCGCTCAGCAGTACAATCCGCCGGCCACCATTGACTTCATCATTCGGCCGGGCGTCACCGTTCACAAGGTGATGAACGACGTAGATCTCTACGGTACCTAGATCGTCTCGCGCAAAGAGGGGGCTCAGCGCATGCGGTTCGCAGGAAATGTAATCTGGTTCATCTTTGGCGGTGCCGTCACCGCTTTGTTCTGGCTGCTCGGTGCGGCGGTCTTCGCCATCTCGATTATCGGCTTGCCGCTGACGCGGTCGGCCATTGAGATGGCCAAGCTCTCGGCATGGCCCTTTGGGCGTGAAGTGGTGCACGTCCGGGAACTCGACGGGCGGGAACTCGACGCAGCGACCGCTTTTACCGGCACCATCGGCTTTGTTTTCAACGTCCTATGGGCGGTCACGTTCGGCCTGGTGCTTTGCATGTCCTATGTCCTGTTGGGCATCGTGTTCTGCATCACCCTGATCGGCATTCCCTTTGGGCTGCAGGCGTTCAAACTGGCCGGTATCTCGCTGTGGCCGGTTGGCCGCCGAGTGGTCACTGTGGAGCTGGCGCGCGTGGCCCGCGAGCACCGAGCTCAGGAGGATTTCGGCCGATATCGGCAGAAGGCATGAGGGCCCTGCCGCAGTGAGAGAGATTTCTCGCACTGCCGATTGACGCGTAAAATATCTCGCATTACTCTCGCTTCATCTCTTACCGATGGAGCGCACGATGTTTGCATCAGACCACGCCGGCGCCACTGTCGAGTCGCGAGCCTCTATGCGAGCGGCCGACCACTATAGCGTCCTGCCCCGGCCGACTTACCCCGACGTTTCCCGCATCGTTGAAACGGCCGACCGGCGCACCCGCGAGATGGCCGATGCAATGTTGCGGCTCCACGCCGAGCACCCCGACGGCTGCACCGAAACCACGTTGCTCATCGAAGGGTTCTCGACCCACGAGCAGCAGCAGCTTGGCCCGACGGCCAAGCGCCTCGCCAACCTCGGCTTCGTCCGCCAGGTCGAAGCGCCGCCCAAGCCCACCGACGAAGAGTTGATTGCCGAGGCCATCGGCCTGCACGGCCCGCTGTTCGACCGCCTGGTGGTGAAGCTGCGGGCCCGGCCCGAGTTCAACGAGGATGCACTGGCGCGCATCTGGCCGAAGCTCTGCACCGGCCTCGCCTCACGCCTCGCCCGCGCCCCGCTGCCGGCGAGGCTGTGATGCGCCAGGATTTCGTCATCGATCCCGGCGCGCTGGGCGCCGCCCTGAACATTGCCGATCGCGTTCGCCGCCGCGCCGAGCGGGTGAAGGCCGAAGCGCCCTACCCCCGCATGTTCGTCGTCGGCGACAGCTGGCTGTTCATCCTCCATCCCGGCGCCGTACCGCGCGTCCTCGATGCCGCAGAGGCCAACCATCTGCTGCAGCTCGACGAGGTCGCGTGATGAGCGCGTCCCGTCCGGATCCGCACCGCGCCCTGTTGCTCGTCACCGGCGCTCTCGTCGCCATAGTCGGCGCCGGCCGGGCGCGTGAAGGCGACCAGGTCACCTTCACCGAGCGCTTCGCCGAACTCGGCACGGCCAGCATCGGCGACATCCTCGACGCGGCCGACGCCGCCCTCGCCCCGAAATCCGATCAGGTCACAGGAGTCGACCTTTGAAGCCTCGCACCAAGTCGCGCGCCTCGAGCCGCGCCCACACCCCTTGCCCGCACTGCGGCAAGAAGCTGCATGGCGACAAGGGCCTGAAGCAGCACCTGAAGGAGGCGCACAAGTGAGCGCCTCCGCCCCCTTCAGCCAGGCGATGATCGACGTGCTCGACGAGCGCCGGCGCCAGATCGCGGTCGAAGGCTTCGACGAAGCCCACGACGACGAGCACAATCGCGGCGAGATCGCGGCCGCGGCGGCAGCCTACGCCTTCGCCGCTTCTATCAACGATTTCGATCGCCAGCAGCTTAACCAAGGCACCTCGCACCTGCGCTGGATGCTGCGCTGCATCTGGCCGAGCAGCTGGGACATCGATCGCTGGTTCAAGCTCAAGACCAAGCGGCAGGACCTTGTGCGCTCCGCCGCACTGGCGATCGCCGCGATTGAGCGGCTCGACCGTGCCGATGGGAAGGTGTCGAAATGAGCCTCACCTTCGCCCACCTGCGCGAGCAGAATCTGCCCCGCTGCCGCCGCTGGCACCCCGAGGGCACCCCGCCCTGGTCGCACGACGATTGGCTGCTGGCCCTGGGCGGCGAGGTCGGCGAGGCGCTGAACGTCGTCAAGAAGCTCAACCGCGATCGCGACGGCCTTGCGGGCAACACCCGCACCCGCGACGAGCTGATCACGGATCTCGGCGGTGAGCTCGCCGACGTGATGATCTACCTCGATATCTGCCTTGGCTGGGATGAACCTGATCAGCTGCTCGGCGGCCGGCTGGGCGGCTATGTCCTCGACGATTTCGACCTGTTCCGCCGGCGCCTACAGCCGCACCGTCAGACCGACACCCCGTCGCGCCTCGGCAACCGGCTGTTCACCTGCGCCGGCGATCAGCTTTATGGCATCGGCGGCCATCGGTGGGCCAACGACGTACTGCACTGCGCCGACCACCTGGCCGAGCACTTCGGCATCGACCTCGGCGCCGCCGTGGTCGAGAAGTTCAACGCCACCAGCGCGCGCTTCGGCTTTCCCGAGAGGCTGGTGGCATGAGCGACAAACCCATCCTGTTCAGCGGCCCGATGGTCCGCGCCTTGCTCGCCGGCACCAAGACGCAGACGCGACGGATACTCAAGCTCAAGGGGCATAGGAGCTTCACCCAGTTCGGCCCCAGTGACACCGCCGGCTATGATTGGCACTTCCGCGATGCAGCGATGCGCTGGCACGACCTGCGCAACGGGGAGATGCTGAAGCGTCTCCGCCTCGCCGTCGGCGACCGTCTGTATGTGCGCGAGGCCTGGTGCGATGCATCCTCTGACGCCGGGCCGGTGATCTGCTATCGGGCGAACTATGACCGGTGGCAGCCGCCCTATACGGGCCCCGACGAAGGCGCCGGACCTTCGTTCGACTACGATCGCTACCCGGGCAAGTACGCCGTTTGGGCGGCCGACCTGGAGGGCACCGACAAGGGCTGGCGCCCGGGCATCCATCAACCGAAATGGGCGAGCCGGCTGACCCTGCATGTCGTCGAGGTGCGCGTGCAGCGCCTGCAGGATATCAGCGAGGCCGACGCCCGCGCCGAGGGCATCGAGCGACTGGCCGTCGTCGGCGGTACCGCATTTCGAGACTACAGCGGCGGCGACGGCTTCAACGTCAATGACCCCAACTCCCCCGCGCGCCGCAGTTATCGCTCGCTGTGGGACTCGATCAATGGCCGCGGCTCTTGGGAGACGAACCCATGGGTCGCGGCCTACACGTTCGACATTGAGCTCGGCAACATCGAGCAGGCGAGGCAGGCTGCATGAGCGAGAGCACCAACATCGAGTGGTGCGACAGCACCTTCAACCCGTGGGTCGGCTGCACCAAGATCAGCCCGGCCTGCGACCACTGCTATGCCGAGAGCTGGGCCAAGCGCTCCGGCCAGGTCGAATGGGGCAACCATCCCCGCCGCCGCACCATGCCGGCCAACTGGGCCCAGCCGCTGCGCTGGCAGCGCCAGGCCGAGCACCACCTCGCGACCTCTGCGCTCTCCGGCGTCGACCCCGGCCGACGCCGGCGGGTGTTCTGCGCCTCGCTCGCCGACGTGTTCGACAACCAGGTGCCGGTCGAATGGCGGCACGACCTGTGGAGCCTGATCGAGCGGTGCTGGGCCATGGATTGGCTGCTGCTGACCAAGCGCCCGCAGAACATCGAGAAGATGCTGCCAGACACCCCGACCTGGGAGAACATCCGCCGCCACGTCTGGCTGGGCACCACGGTCGAGAACCAGGAGGTCGCCGACCGCAACATCCCGCACCTGCTGCAGCATGACGCGGCGGTGCGATTCGTCTCGATCGAGCCGATGCTCGGACCGATCGATCTCTCGAAGGTCTGCCTGGTCCCGCAGGTTTCCGGATCCTACCGCGCGGGTGTCCACATCAACGCACTCGCCGGCCGGTTCTTCGAAAGCGGCATGCCCTACGTCGACCGATGGAACGACGACGGTACCCATGCCCCGGGCGCTCGCGTCACCAAACTCGATTGGGTCATCGCCGGCGGCGAGAGCGGCCCCCATGCCCGCCCGTCGCACCCGGACTGGTTCCGCTCCCTGCGCGACCAATGCGCCGCCGCTGGCGTGCCGTTCCTGTTCAAGCAGTGGGGCGAGTGGGCCGACACCGGGCCCATCATTTCAGCCGGCGGCTCCCTGTTCCATCAATTTGATGATGGTTCATGGGTGCTGCGGTACGGCAAGAAAGCCAACGGCCGCCTGCTCGACGGCGTCGAGCACAACGGCTTCCCGATCACGGATCTCGCGAGAGCCGCATGACCCGCCCCGCCGCCATCCCCGCCGGATCGTGGCCGCGCCGCATGCCGGCAACTTACGCCGCCGGCTACTGCGGAGAGCCCTCGGCAGAGGCCTTCCTAAGCCGTGTCGGTTCGGAATACCCTCAGCCACGGGTGAACGATGGCAGGCGGAAACTGTGGCTGAGGGACGATCTCGATCGGGCGATCGGCGTGGTGCAATCGGCGGGGCTGGACGTCGAGGACGCGGCCGAGGTCATGTGACCATGCGCATCGCGCTGCCCCGCTTCGTCCGCGCCAAGCGCCTCGCCAAAAAGCAGACCGGTTTCTACTGGGAGCCGCCCGCCTACTGGAAGAAGCAGGCCGACAAGCTCGACCGTAAGTTCCCCTTCGAGAGCCAGCCGCTCGGCATCGACCTTACCCAGGTCGAACTCGACGCCCGAGCCCTCCCCCACAATGAACGCTTTGACGAGTGGCGCGACGGCGGCGGCACTTTCGGTCACGGCAAGGCGCCGCCGGTCCGCCGCTACGCCGCCCATGGCACAGTCGCCTGGCTGCTCTGGACCTATTTCGAGTCGGAGATGTTCGAGCGCCGCGTCGGCGTGCGCTCGCGGCCAGACTACAAGCGGACCTTCGAAGAGGTCATCAGCTACGAAACCAAGAACGGTGGCACGTTCGGGGAGCTGACAGTCTTTAGCGTCACGCCGGCCTCGGCGGAGAAGATGTACAAGTGGCTGATCGCCGAAACCGTCGATGAAGCCGCCACGGCCGAAGCGTTGGCGCTCGACCCCAAAGCGGAGCCGATCAAGCAGGGCCTCTATCGCAAGGGCGAGAAGGCCATGATGTACCTGAAGACCGCCTGGCGCATCATGCAGCCCTATCACCCGCGCGAGTTCCGCACCGATGTGCCCAACCCGTGGGCCGGTGTGCAGCTGGTGAGCTACACCAAGGCCACCAAGCCCGCGCATGGCCGTGACGATGTCTATGCCTTCGCATGGAAGGCGATCGAACTCGGCCGGCCGGAGATGGGCGCCGCGGCGGTGATCTGTTTCGAGTGGCTGCAGCGCCCCGAGAACGTCGTCGGCGGTTATACCCGGTGGACCGGTTACGAGACTGGCCGCACCATCCGCATCGAGCACCATAAGACCCGCAAGTCGGTGCAGCATCCTCTCGCCGACCATGACGGCACCCCGTTCTACGAGGATGCCGAGGCGGTGCTGCAGAAGCTCCCCAAGCGTGGCGTTCCGATGATCCTGAGGCCGGACGGCACCCTCTACGAGCAGACCCGCTTTGCCCACCTGGTGCGCGAGATCGCCGACGCTGCCAACCTGCCCAAGACCTTCAGCCTCGATGCCTGCCGGCACGGCGGCATGACCGAGCTCGAGGAAGCCGAGCTGACGGACGGCCAGGGCCGCGCCCTCAGCATGCACTCGTCGAAGGCTTATGACGGCTACGCCAAGCGCACCCAGCAGCGCGTCCTCGCCGCCACCCGCCGCCGCATCGCCTACCGCGCAGCGGCCGTCGAGAATGTCGAAGAGCATTCCGAAATCAACGGCGGAAAGCAGGTTTCCGGCACCTGA